CCCACCGCGGCGGGGTCACGTCGCGGTCGATGTAGTCCCCCTCGTGGCGGACGAACACCAACGCCACGACCCGACCCGCCACCGTCAGGGCGCCGACCCGGCCGCGGGGAACGAGCAGGGCCCGAGCTGCGTCTAGGTACGTCAGCGCCTGCTCGAACGTCGACCCGACCGACTTGACCCGCACGGCCAGGTCCCACGCCGACGTCGCATCCGACAACGGCAGGTCATCCGGGCGGGCACCCGACGCCAACTCGATCAGGTAGTAGGCCGAGGGTGGGGTCGTGCCGGCCGGAACCGCCCCCAGGAACGCCGAACGCCCCAGGGTGGCTACCTTCACCCGCAGCGCCTCGAGCTCGTCCCTCACAGCGAGTCTCCCAGAATGTCCGCGAGGACCTTCTCCATCCGCGGGGCGTCAGCGTTCAGCGCCCCGACCGGGTCAGGGACCGTGCCGCCACCGCCATTGGAACCGCCAAAGTACGCGATTGACGTCAGGTCACCGGGGCGCGGGCCCGGCTCGGAAACGGGGCCGATCTCTGCCGTGAACCCACCGTCGAGGATGTCGAAGGAGATCGACGACGCGACCCCACGGAACGACCGGGACGCGCGCATCTCCTCGACCATCTGCTTCTTGACCTCGACCGCGCCCCTCTTGATGATCCCGGGTACCTTGTCCACGACCCGCTGCGGGGCATGGCGCAGGTCAGCGGCGAACGCACGGACCTCACGGTCGTCAATGGAGGCCATCAGGACCCTGCCGTCCACACGACTGTCTCGCCCACGTACTCGTCCACGAGCAGGCGGTAAGCCGTGGCAGCCGACTTGTGCAGGAGGCCCTTGACCCGGTACTGGCGGCCCACGAGGTTCGGGTCGAACCGTGACGCGGTGATCTCGACGACTTGACCGACCTCCGGGGCGAGGGAGCCGACCGGGACCTTCACCTTGTACCGCTGCACGGTCGACGTCGCGCCGCCAGCCTCGGGTGTCCGCTCGTAGGGCTCGTAGGTCGACACCTCGCACTTGCCCGAGTAGACGACCTCGCCGACGACCTCCACCGAGCCGTCGGGTGCCGTCTCCGGCACGCCCAGGTCGGCGATTCGACACGTGTCGTACATCCGGGACTCTGCCTGGGCGCGCAGGCCCGGCAGGGCCGCAGCAAGGGCATCGCCGAGCATCCTCACCACGTCCCGGGCTGGTTCTCGTACAGCGGCAGGGCAAGGGTCAGGATCGCCCCGCACGAGCAGTACGTGGCGCCGAAGTTCAGGGAGCAGATGTCGGCGTGCAGCGGTGCCGTGATGGTGGCGGTGTCCACGGAGAACGCCCCACCGATCGCGCTCGCGTTCGGGTCAAGAAGGTCCCACCACTCGTCGCGGATGAACACGCGACCCTTGCCGGTGGAGTACCTGCGAGCCTCGCGCCCATCGTCGACAGCAACCTCGACGGAGGTGGCGTCGTCGGGGCGGCGGACGTGGGACACCACAGCCTCACGCACGACGTAGTCGAGGCGCGCGGGCACGATCTCGGCGAAGATGTCCGAACCGAAGTGCGCCTCGATCAGCATGAGGGCGTCGCCGATCCACATCTCCCACTGCGACGCCTCGGGCGTCTCGGCCTCTGGGGCCTCGCGGCCAAGGGCGTTGGCGATGGTGTCGATGGTCACAGTCACAACGCCTCACCGCCTTCCTCTGGGGTGACCCCCGGCTCGAGCGATGAAGACTCGGGCCGGGGGTCGGTGGCTCAGGAACCCAGGGTGTCCTGGATGACCGCGAAGCGGTCGGTGAACACGTACCAGCCGTAGACGATCTCCAGGCGCAGGGCGATCTGGTTCTTGCGCTTGAGGTCGCCCTGGCCGTCCGGGTCGCCGTACCGGATCAGCTCGACGGGCAGGTCGCGCTGCACGCCCCACCGGATGCCGTTCTGGAAGTCGCCGACGATGGCGCGGACGCCGGTGTCGGCGGCCTCGGGAGTGGCGGACACCGTGTCACCCTGGGCGATCGGGACGCCCAAGAAGTCGGTGACGTTGGTGCCGAACCCGAGCTGCGGGTAGCGCTGCCGGCCCGTGGAGGCGCCACCGTCGCCGGTGATCTCCATGAGGCTCGACAGGGACCACGAGAACTTCGGGTCGACTGCGGCACCGTTGACAGCCGACGCCACGCCGGTGGTCGGGGCCACGAGCAGGCCGACAGCGCTGCGGAAGTCCGCGTCGGCGTCGGCCGTGTTGATCTCGACCGTCTTGGTCGTCGCCGTGACGTAGTTGTCCCACGCCGAGATGACCGACCCCGTCAGCGGGTTGATCCGGTGGAACAGCCCGAGGTCCAGGCCGCGGGACAGGGCGATCTGCCCGGCGCCGGCGAGCTCGCGGAACACGCCGAGCTGGTAGTCCTCGTCGGCCCACTGGACTTCCTGGTTGAACCGCATGGTGACCTGGGCCTTGTGGGGCTTCGCGGTCACAAAGCTGAACCCGCCGCCGGTCGGCGCCTTGTCGGCGCCTTCCTCGACGAACTCGGCCTTGGGGAAGTCGTTGAACACGATGTAGTCGGTCTCGCCGAAGCGCTGGGGCTCCCGGTTTGACAGACGGGCGACGCAGGACAGGGTGCGGGACGCCGTGATCATGCCGTCCGCGATGTTGCGGGGCATGAGGACAGCGGCGTCGGTGGTGGTGAAAGCGGCCATGATGTGCTCCTCTCAGAGCGTCAGGCGGTACCGCCGGGACTGAAGAGCTGGCGCGCGGCCTTGCGCTCTTCGTCTTCCTTTGGGTCGCCGGGGGTGATGCCCTCACGGGGCACGCGGAGACGGGTCCTGCTCTTGTCCGACTGCCCGGAGTCGCGCCAGGCGATGAGCTCGTCGGCCGCCTTGATCAGGGCTGCCTCGTCGTCACCTTGCAGAGCCGAGGCGGGCACGCCCTTCTCGGATGCCACCCGAGACGTCAGCGCCGACCGCTCGGCCGCCGCGGCGCGGGTCTCGGCCGCCGCGAGCCTGTCGGTGAGCTTCTGCTGCTCGGTCTTCTGCGACTCCTCGATCTCGCCGAGGCGCTTCGCGGCGTCGGCGTTGTCCTTCGCGCGCTTCTCCTGCTCCCGCGCCTTGGCCTTCCAGAACTCCACCGTTTCGGTGGGCTTGGCCTGCGTTGCGGTCGCGTCGGTGTCGGTCGTCGCGTCGGTGCTTGCCGTGGCGTCCGTTGCGGTCGCCTCGGCGGTGGTGTCGGACATGGTGTGCTCCCGTTGCGGGTTGGCCCTAGCCGTTTCGGCCGGGGTGGTCTATGGGCGCGGGTAGTTCTCGCGCAGGTACTCCTCGAGCTTGCGGCGCTCGGCGTCGGAGATCCGCCGCGTCGAGCCCACAAAGGGCTGTACGGGCTTCTCCTGGCCGGTGAACACCTGCACCGCGTAGCACTTGCAATGGTCGTGTGCGCCAAAGTCGGAGGTCTTCTCGGTGTAGACCACGCCGCGGGCGATGAGCATGTCGCAGAACCCGGTCTTGCAGTCCCCGGACCCCGCACGCCGCCACCCGAGGGCTCGCGGGTCCGCGATCGACGAACCCATGATCGTCTGGCGCGAATGGTTCGCGACCCGCCGCTGCAACCCGCCCTCGACCAGCCCGCGCAACGTCGCCGCGCTTGTGGCCTTCGACGTTGCCCAGCCGGCGAGGGCGAACGCCCCCGTGTCGGGGATGCTCGCCGGGATCGCACGGAACCGACCCGCCACGCCAGCGGCCTCGCGCTGCTCGTCGTACCAGTCCGCCGCCAACGTCGAAGCCGCCGACCCGTAGGTCGCGACCACCTCCGGCACCGCATCCATCAGGACCGCGCGCGCTGCCGCAGGGTCGCCATCGACACCCAGGCTCGCCCACACAGGGCGAAGTTCCGCCGCGGCGAGGATCGACAGGTCCTCGACACCCTGGCGAAGATCAGGCGCCACTCGCGACAGGTCCGCCACCGGCGTTCACCCTCTCCGCGAGCGTGCGCAACGCGTCGAGCCTGCCGGTGCCTTTTGCGCGGCGGCGGTCAGCCATGGCCCGGGTGATTTGCTGGTCGTCCAGGCCGAGGAGCTCGAGGCCGACCTCCGTCTCGGCCAGCCACGGAACAGCCCCGAGCTGCTTGGCGCCCGCATCGGCCGCAGCCGCCCTCGACAGGTACATCGGGGAACGCCACTTCGCGTCGATCGACGCCCATTCGGGCGGGACCGCGTCGAGGTCGTTGTGGATCGCGAGCGCCCGGACCACAGCGCGGCGCAACGGCACGGACCAGTCGTCCGTGGCGCCCTCGGCCTCAGCGATGAGGTCTTCGCGGGAGGCGATGTAGGAGTCCGCCGACGTCGGGTTCGACTGGTCGGAGACCCCGAGCGAGGTGAGCGGGATCGACGTCTCGCCAGAGAACAGCATCGCCTGCTGCTTGAGGGACATGATGTGCGGCTCGGGCGACGACGCCGGGAACTGCTTGACGTCCGCGCGCGGGTCGGCCTGGGAGTCGTCGTCCGGAACCGCCTTGATGCGACCCATGACAACCTGCCACGCCGCCTTCTGCGACCCGTCGGGGTTGCGGAAGATCGACGCATCCGCGCCGAACATCCACAGGTCCGGGATGGCGTAGATGTCGTTGTGCGCCTCCATGCGGATCACCGTCCGCAGCGCCTGGTCCTGCAAGCTCATCACCGGCCGGGAGATCCGCGAGGACCCGAACGCCCGCCCCACGCGCGGCTTGTAGACCAAGGGCTCCGCCGGCACGCCCCACGGGTGTGTCTGGTGCTCCACGGTCCAACCACCGTCAGCGTCACGCCGCGCCGTGTACGTCTCCCCGTCCAGGTACAGGGCCAGCGCCGACACCTTGCCCTCACCGTCGCGACCCGTGATCGACAGCAGGTCGTCCAGGCCGCGGCGGCGAGCGTTCCAGGTTCCTGTCGCGTTCCGGGCGTCCTTGACGTGCAGCAGAGACTTCGGCTCACCCGCATCAGGGTCGCCCTGGGTGTTCACCAGGAACGACGTGCCGTGGATCAGTGACGACACGATCCCCGAGGACACCTCGGCGTTCAGCTGGTTGCCGTCGGCGAACTCCCGGTAGCCCAGGGACGCCAGGTCGCCGTCGGGCCACACGAACCGGTCCAGGTTGCAGCGGCGCGCCAGGACGTCCACGGCCTTTGCGGTCCAGCCGAGCACGATTCCGAGTCGGTAGAACTGCGGCGGGATGATCGACCCGTGCTGGCGGATGGCGTGCTTGCCGTCGTAGTACGACGCGCGCAGCAGGTTCCGAGGCTCCCGGTCGTTCAGCTGGGCGTTCAGGCGCGCGAGCGTGTCGTTGACCTCGTCAGACACGCCGGGCAGGGTGATCCGCTCGTCCGTCACATGATCACCGCCCTTCGACCCTCGCCGGCCCGCGTCGCGGGCTTCCGCTTGCTCGTCCGCGCCCCGTGATGGGCCATGGTCACCGCGTCCAGCGGGGTCACGTCGACGTCATCCCCGATGCCCTGCCAACCCCACCCGCCAGCGTTCCGGAGACCGATAGGGCGCTTCGTCGCATGCTCCACGATCGTCGTCAGGCCCTCTTGCCCGTAGTGCGTCAGACCGCCCGTGTGCGTGTCGTCCAGGAACGTCCCGTGCGCCGTGATGACCTGTTCCAGCGTCGGGACCACGATCACGCGCGCAGGAACGCCCGCCGCCCGGAGCTTGTCGACCAACGTCCCGGCGCCGGACTTCCCGTCGATCACGATCACGCTCGCCGACCGCCACCGCATCCGCCGCCAGTCGACCAACCACTTCGTACCGACCGACGTCAGCGCCGACTTCACGACCTCCACGTGCACGGGCGCGTCGTCGTCGTCCTGGCGCACTGCGGCCGCCAGGGACACCCGGGCGCCGTCCGGGGAGAACTTCACCCCGTAAGCCGGGCGTCCGTCAGCAGGTGCGACCTCGACGCGCCGCAACTCCCACAAGGCGCTCGAGATGAGGGCCCTGACCGACGTTTCCTCGTCCCACACGCCCAGACCCTCACGGCGCCACGAGTCGTCCGACGGCAAGTTCTTCCGCAGCCGCTTGATCGACACCAACGGGGTCCGCAGCGGGTAGGACGGGTTGGCCTTCTCCACCTGGTGCAAGTCGTCAAGATCCGGCCCACCCGGGCGGCCCACGTTCGCATCAGCCGAGCACTCCACGAACACGGCGTCGCCGGCCTCGACGATCCCGCCGAAGTCCTCGGCACGCAGCGGGTCCGCGTGCTTGAGCGCCAGCGCCTCGTCGCGGCGCAACGTGAACGCCTCGCTCTGGTTCGACGGCCGCGGCGGGGTGCCCATGTAGAACAGCAGGGCGCCATGAGCGAACAGGGACTGGTTGGTCGCCGCGACCATGTCCTCGAGCGCCTTCTCCGTGAGGATCTGTGCCTCGTCGAACACCTCGACGTCGACCCGATCGAAGCCACGGCCGAAGCCGAACTCACGCGCCCCGAACATGATGACCGACCCGTTTGCGAACGGGATCTGCTGCTCCCCGTTCGCGTCCCGGATCGCCGTGCCCAGGTTGCTGCCGGCGCGCAGATAGCCCTTCACGGCCGGACGCATCACCACGGCCTTGAGCCGCTGGAACGTCATGGTCGCCGTGTCGCCACGGTGGGCGGTCCACAGCACAGTCAGGTCCGGGAACATCGAGCACAGCGCCACGACGATCCGCCCGACGATGAACGTCTTCGCGACCTGGCGAGGGATCGACAGGGTGATCCCACCGACCGTCGCGGCGAACGTCCCGTCATCCCGCAGACCGAGGATCGCCTGCCCAAGACCGTCCTGCCATGTGTCGAACACGTCGCCGAACTCCCGGCACCGCTCCTCGACCTCGAACCAGAGCGTGTCGACGATCCCCTCAGGGATCACCACATGGCGGGCAGCCTCAGAGAGCAGAAGCTGCGAACGATCGACGCGACTGACTGTTGCTGTCGCCACGGCGCGCTGCCTCCTGCTCGTCGGCGGCATCCATCGCCCGGATCAGCCTGTCCAGTTCGCGGAGTTCCTTGTAGGCCGACGCGATCGAGTTCGACGACACCTCGCCCGCATCCAACTTCTTCGCCAACGCCAGGCGCATCGACGCGAGCACGTCGCGACTCGACCCATCGAGAGCCTCGGCGATCTTGGTGAGCGCCTTGCGCGGCACGTCGCCCGGAGCGGCCACATGGAGGGCGGGTCGTCCCATTTCGACCACCTCCGGAGGTTTTTGCTCTCTAGGGGAGAGAGGGGCGCT